CTTTTTTTTGTACGCCACGCCCGCCGCGTCTAGGCGCTTGCGAAAGGAGGTGAAACTATGAAATTTAAGACAGCTTATGATCCCGTAGAAGAACATGATCATTGCGGTATTGAGTTTACCATGCCCTCTCTTACAGTTCAGGACGAGAAAGATGAAACTGATATCAATTACATCGTAAATAAGTATGCAGACGGTCAGAAAGGTATCATGACTCTTGACCTTGGCGATAGTTCGCAGTACGCTTACTTGCAGTTCGGAGATGCAACGCTTCCCGGTGACTACAGTACAGCGCTTGAGCTTGTGTCCGGAGTTCGTGAAGAATTCTACAGTTTGCCCGCTTATGTTCGAGCAAAATTCGGTCACGATCCTATGAATTTTATCGACCGTTTGAATGATCCTGCAACGCTTGAATATCTCCAACAACAAGGTCTGTATGGTAGCAAATATACCTTTGATGAACCACAACAGTCCGTAAGTAATGAACAAACACAAAAAGAAAGTAACACTTTAGAACAAAATAATGAAAAAACACAAAAATAGGCGTCACCGAAGCCAGTTACTTACTTGATGTAACTGGCGTAGGTGACGCAAAAATAATCTAAAACCTAATAATAATTTGCTTTAGGAAAATTATTAGGTTTACACTTCAAAGAAGGTGAAAATTTGGCTCGTAAAATTAGAGTTCGAGGACATCGCTTTAGCGATGCTCCTGCAATGTATATGCGAAGGACAAAATTTGACCGCTCGCATGTCTATAAGACTACTTTTGATGCAGGCAAGCTTATACCTGTATTTGTTGACGAGGTTTTGCCTGGCGATACTACTCGTATGTCTGTTAATTATTTCGCTCGCTTGGCTACTCCTATTAAGCCTATCATGGATAATATTTATCTGGACTGGTTTTTCTTTTTTGTCCCAAATCGTCTCGTTTGGGAACACTGGCAGAATTTCTGTTTTGAACAGGAAGACCCTGATGATAGCACTGATTATGTTATCCCTACTATTTCTGCTTCTACTTCTACCAATAATTCTTTAATCGGTTCTCTTTGGGACTATTTCGGCTTGCCGATTAATACTACTAATAACATAACTGGTATCAATGCCCTTCCATTCCGTGGTGTATATCTTATTTACAACGAATGGTTTAGAGATGAAAATCTCCAGAAGTCTGTGAAAATCGAAAAAGGCGACGCTAATCGAGTTATTGACATTAGCCGTCTTTCTGAACAACCTTCTTGGGTTATCAATTCTTCTTCCACTGATGCTTATCCTGGTTTTGCTTGTCCGCCTCGTGGTAAGCGTCATGATTACTTTACTTCTGCTCTTCCGTGGACACAGAAAGGACCTGGCGTTTCTGTAGGTCTTGCTGGTACCGCTTCTATAGTTGATCCTACCCCCGGTACTGGTTATCTTCTCCATAGTACCAGTAACCAGCTCGCCGCCGTTTCTGCTTATGGCGGTGACTACTCTTCTTCAGGCGGCCGTAGAATTGCAAAAGGTGATGGATCTATTTCGTTTAACCGTCACGGTGAGGACGATTTTAGTACCGTAGGTGGTTTTGCTGGCAATTACAGTAGTTCGATAACTATGTCTGCTCAAGCCGCTTCTACTTACCTTGGCAATGATTCTTATGTTGATTTGGACACTTCAAGCATCTTTACGATCAACAGTCTTCGTACTGCTTTCCAGATGCAGAAGTTCTATGAACGCCTTGCTCGTGGTGGTAGTCGGTATACAGAAGTGCTTCGCTCTTTCTTTGGCGTAGTTTCTCCTGATGCTCGTCTTCAGCGTCCGGAATTTCTCGGCTCTTTCACTAAAATGGTTAACGTCAATCCAATAGCTCAGACTTCTGCAACCGATGACACCTCTCCTCAAGGCAATCTTTCTGCTTATGGTGTTACTGCTGCCAAGTTCCATGGCTTTACTAAGTCTTTCGTCGAACATGGTTATGTTTTTGGCTTTGTGTGCGCTCGTGCCGATCTTACTTATCAGCAGGGTATCAATAAGATGTGGCTTCGCTCTACGGTTTATGATTTTTATTGGCCGACATTTGCGCATCTTGGCGAACAGGCTATTGAGCTTCGTGAGATCTACGCTCAAGGTTCTGAAGCTGATACTACTGTTTTCGGCTATCAGGAACGTTATGCCGAATATCGCTATAAACCTTCGCAGATTACAGGCAAGTTTCGTAGTTCTATAACTGGTGGTAACCTTGACGTTTGGCATCTTTCACAGTTCTTTAAAAATGCCCCGACTCTCAACGAGGAGTTTATTGTTGAAAATCCACCTATTGAGCGCATTATCGCTGTTCCCAGTGAGCCTGAGTTCTTGCTTGACGTAGGCTTCCGTTATACTACTGTGCGTCCTATGCCTATGTTTGGTACGCCCGGCCTTGTTGATCACTTCTAGAAGGAGTTGGTTTTATGTCATGGCTTTCTAATACATTAGGCAGTGTTGCTGGTTCTGTATTAGGATCTGCAGTTCAGAATCATTACAATTCTGCTAATGCCGCACAGGCTAACGCGTGGAACGTTGAAAACTATAAACATCGTTATCAATGGGCTGTAGAAGATATGCGCAAGGCTGGTCTTAATCCTATTCTCGCCGCAACTAATGGTATAGGCGGTTCTATATCTGGAGCTTCAGCCGCTTCTGTAGGTATGAGTGATATAGGTTCTACCATGAACTCTGCTAAAGCCGCTAGTGCCGCTGAAAGGCAGGCTAAGAATGCCGAGCATCTTGCAATATCTCAAATTGATAAAAACGTCGCAGAAGCCGATTCTGTGCGTCAGAGCACCCATGGTACAGTTCTTCAGAACGGTATTCTTGCAAACGATCTGAATCTTCGTGAGCAGACTTATGAAAAACGTCTTGGTTACGAGCTTGAGAAGATGAATCTGGAGCTTGAAAACCTTCGTCTTCAAGGTTCTTACCTTAGCTCTGGTGTTTTGAACAACATTGCTTCTGCTAATCGTGCTAATTCTGCCGCCGCTTTTGATAATATTCAAACTGAAATGGCAGGTATGGAACGTGATTTCTATAAGAATATTGAAAGTCTTACAGGTGCTCCTAGATCTGTCGCTAGTGGTGTTGGTTCTACTGTCAAAAATGTTATAGGCTTCCTCGGAGGTCGTTACTTTGGAAGGAGATAACTTTTATGTCTAATAAAACTACTATGATTTTGACTTTTATTGTTTCTGTTGTTGTTCCCTTTATTCAGGAAGTTGTGGATCTAATCGAAGCTCTGAAAGGTAAAGCTTCTTCGAATACTGTTACTGCTAAAAAGGTTGCTTCGGACTTTCAATCTGATGTTGCGCAGCTTATTGAGCCAGTTGCTAATAAGAATGATTCTAAAAAAACTAGCCGTTTTTTCGGTTCTTGGAGGGATGCTAAATGAGAAGGCGTCGCTTATCTAAACGAGGTTCTCGTCGTCTTTTCCGGCGTACCTCCAGATCTCGTCGTAGAAATTTTAAAAGAGTAGGACGAGGTGGATTTAGGATTTGACATTCTGGCTTAATCCTGATACAATCGGTACAGGTGATTAATATGGTTTGTTATAATCCTATTCTTATGTACCCAGTTGAAGGAGCGATTACGAAAAGTGGAAAACAACATTATATTTTTTACGGTAGCCTTGTTGATCACCCTGAGCTTGCTTGCGATAGCCGTTTCATTCGTTGTTCTTGTAAACAATGCATCGGTTGTCGTCTCGAAAATAGTAGACAGTGGGCTGTCCGTGCTGTTCACGAAGCCCGTTCTTCGTCTTCTGCTTATTTCGTTACTTGCACTTTCGACGATTATCATTTGCCACGTGATAAAAGCTTAAGCAAGAAATTTCATCAGACTTTTATGAAAAATCTTCGTCGTGAGTATGGCAGTGGTATTCGCTTTCTTGGCTGTGGTGAATATGGTGAACTTTATGGTCGCCCCCATTATCATTACATCTTGTTTAATATTGATTTTGATGACAAAATTTTTCGGTTCCGTACAGACGGTTATAATACTTATACTTCTTCTCGTTTTGCCAAAGTATGGAAATACGGTATGCATCTTATTGGTGAGTTTAGCTTTGATTCTGCTGCCTATGTCGCTCGCTATATAGTTAAAAAACAGACAGGTAAAGACGCTCCTTCTCACTATAAAGGCCGCATTCCTGAATTCATGGTTGCTTCTAATCGTCCTGGCATAGGTGCAAAATGGCTCGAAGATCATGGCGAAGAATGCTATGCTGTTGATTATGTTGTTATTAACGGTAAGAAGATGCGTCCTCCTCGTTATTATGATAAGAAATTTGGTGAAACGCATCCTCATTGGATGGAGTTTATTCGTAATAACCGTATTGAGAAGATGCTTCATAATCTGGAGAACAATACTTTTGAGCGTTTGGTTGATCGGTGCCGTGTTCAGGAAGGTAAATATAAACATTTTCTTGGCAGAAAACTTGACAAGGTATTGTGACTGTGTTATCATTAAGTCAGAAATGAGGTGATGTTTATTAGTGAATTTGAAGCTGTTAAAAATTTTCTTCGTGAGCGTGATATTTCTTTCAACTTTCTCTTTCGTGGTAGTAAATATGCCGCTTACCGTCTAAAGCCTGATGGTTTTAGGGTTATTCGTCTTGATAAAGATTATTTTGTTGTATCATCTACGATTTATCTTATGATTCGTAGGTATCTAATTGCGTTTAGAAAAGGAGATGGTTCCGCTGAGACTTTATTCCATTTATGATTCTAAGGCTGAACAGTTCAGTCCTCCGCAGGTTTACCACAATGATATGCTTGCTCTGCGAGCTTTTGAGGGTATAGTTAACGATGATAAAATGCTTATTAAAAAGTATCCTGAAGATTTTACTTTGTATTATATTGGCAATCTTGGTGACAGCGACGGTCGCTATTACGTTGAGAATTGTGACGAGTCCCGTATTCCTGTCATGGTTGGTCGCGCCATAGAATATGTTCAGACTGTTGACAATGACTCTACTAAATGATAATCTAATAAAGAGCGTATCAGAAAAAGGACGATCTCACGGAGATCGTCCTTTTTTTTGTACGCCACGCCCGCCGCGTCTAGGCGCTTGCGAAAGGAGGTGAAACTATGAAATTTAAGACAGCTTATGATCCCGTAGA